ATCCACCAACAAATCTGCTATGTGTGTTGGACCACTTACAATTAACACAGGGGTTACAGTAACAATCCCATCAGGAGAGAGGTTAGTTATACTATGACAGTTAAGATAAATGCAGATACAAGTGATGGATTAAAGTTTGTATCAGATACAAGTGGTATTGTAGAAATACAATCAAATGGAACAACTAAATTTGACACGACTGCACCATCTTTTTCTGCATATCAAAGCTCACAACAAACAGGTATATCTAATGGTGCTACAACAAAAATAAATTTTCAAACAGAGGAATGGGATACTAATTCTGATTATGATACTTCCAATTCAAGATTTACTCCTAGTGTTGCAGGATATTATCAAATTACAATAGGTTGCCAAGGTGGTACTAGCAGGTCAGGAAATGGAACATCAGCACTATTCATTTATAAAAATGGGTCTAAATTTAAAGACATGGTTATGAATGAAGGTCACACAAACCAAGTAACATGGGGTGTACATACAGCAGTTGTATCTTGTAATGGCTCATCAGATTACATAGAAGCTTATGTCAATGCAGATGGTATGCCATCTACTTTTAATTTATCTAGTAGCACAACCAATCATAGAACTTTTTTCCAAGCAGTTTACCTTAGAGGTTTATAATGACATTAATAGAAAAAATTATATCTGTAAGACCGAAACTATCTATGAGTGATTTCTCCCCAATTACAGGAACAATATTCGTACAAAATGATGGCAATGGTGATTATATCAGGGAGTGGAATCACCCAACAGAATCAAGACCAACAGATGAGGAATTAGAATAATGGCATTAACACTTTTTGGTACAGTATCAGATAACACAGTAGCTTTAGATAGAAAGACTGCTACTCCTATAATTATAAATGGTGATATGAGGATTGCACAAAGAGGAGACCAAACAGGTATAACTTCAGGGCAATATATAAACATAGATAGATTTTTTATCAACATGATTAATCTTGGTACATGGTCATTTACTCAATCTACAGACACACCTACAGGTCTTGGTTTTGCAAGTTCTCTTAAAATAGATTGCACAACAGCAGATGCAAGTCCAGCAGCAGCAGATAATTTTTATTTATCAATGCAATCAGAGGGACAAAACTTACAGATACTAGAAAAAGGAACATCAGATGCACAAACATCTACTCTTGCATATTGGATAAAATGTAACAAAACAGGAAACTATGTCGTTGAATTATGGGATAGAACTAATGACCGACATGTCGCAGTATTAAAAACTATTTCATCTGCTGATACTTGGGAAAAGGTTGTATGTAATTTTCCTGCTGATACAACAGGAGCTTTGGCTAACACAAGTGCTAGGTCGATAATGATATCTTGGGCTTTTGATTCAGGTACAGATTTTACATCAGGCTCATTACCGAGTACATGGGCTAGTCGTGTTGATGCAAATAGATTTGTAGGAACAAACTTAGGACTTGGAGATAATACAGCTAATGAAGTATTAATTACAGGTGTTCAATGGGAAGTCGGAACTTACGATGCTAACAGCATACCCCCTTTTCAGTTTGAAGATGTAGCTACAAGTCTAGCTAGATGTCAGAGGTATTTTTTTACAACTTTTGCACAAGGAACAACTCCTGCACAAAATGTTAGTGCTAATAATTATTTACTCGCAGTTGGAACAGATGCAGGTACTAGAAGTCATGGCAGTTTGCCTTTTCCTGTGCTAATGAGGTCATCACCGACAATTACTACTTTCAATCCATTTTCAAGTAATGCAAGTGCGAGACAACCTAATTCGAGTACAGATGTTGCCTATCAAAGCACAACAGCTAGAGACCATAGTGTCGGTTGCACTTTTACAAACACGACTACACAGTCATATCACATTCACATAACAGCAGAAGCAGAATTATGATTAATATAGATAATATAAAAAGTGCAAAATATATAGCTTATATGGCAGAAAATGTAACAGTAAAAGTAACACAAGTAGATGATAGTATTGTTTGGATTCCAATAGACACAGCAAACACAGACTACCAAGCTATACAAGAATGGGTAAAAGCAGGTAACACCATAGAGGAGGCAGATTAATGAGTAGCATAAAACTAAAAGGATCTTCCAGTGGTGATATAACCATTTCAGCACCTGCTGTAGCAGGAACCAATACTCTCACTTTACCTGCGAGTTCAGGAGAAATAACCATAGGTGGAAATAACACACCAGCTTTTGTTGTTCGTTTATCATCAGCTCAAACTATATCTGATAATACTGCTACAAAAGTTGCATTTGATACAGAAGATGTTGATACTGATAGTGCTTTTGCCTCTAATAAATTTACAGTTCCATCAGGTAAAGCAGGTTTATATAAATTTGATGTAATTGTGAGATTAGATTCAGGTTCTAATGGCAATCTAGGTTCATCTATTGGATATCTTTATAAAAATGGTACAGCACAACACATAGTTTTTAATGACCATGCTACAGGTTATGCTAAAGCAATAACTATGAATATTAACTCTATTTTGAATTTATCAGAGGGTGATTACATAGAAGTATATGCAGCATGTAATACTGTTAATAATGGAGATGCTACAATAACTCATAATAAATACGCAATATTTAGTGGACACAAGTTAATATCATAGGAAAGAATATGTCAGCATTAACAGAAAAAATTAAATCAGTAAGACCGAAAGTTACAGATGCAGACTTTCATTTGATGGATGGTACTATCAAATTACAGAATGATTCAGATGGTAAAGGTGATTATATTAAAGAGTGGAACCACCCTACTGAAACACAACCTACAGAAAAAGAACTTGAATGATGAGGACAGTAACTAATTCACAAATACTAGAAAAGCTAGAGTCCCTGGAAGATAGGATTACAAAACTAGAAGAAACGATTAACAAAGGCAAAGGTGCAATATCATTCATGGCATGGCTAGGCGGTATAGCAGCGATAGTAGGAGGCTATTTCGTAAGTCGGTGATACCTCTCGAATTATTATCTATGCTCAGCTCCACACTGATCGGAGGTATACTTTCGATCATGGCTCAAAAGTCTCAAGCTGAGGCAGAAAAACAAAAGATGTTTATGCAACGAGCTGAGTTTTCAGCCAAGCAAATAGACAAAGCAAGAAATGTTACAGATCAATTTACAAAAAATACCAGGCGATGGATCGCTTTGATAGCTGTCGTATCCATACTGGTTATACCAAAACTTGCACCATTTATAGATCCAACGATGCCTATCTATGTAGGGTATACAGAGACTGTATCTCAAGGGTTCTGGATCTTTGGGACTGATATGGACATGACTCAATGGAAACCATTGTCAGGGCTGGTGATCACCCCACTAGATACTCATGTCGTATCCTCTATCATAGGATTATATTTTGGAGGCAGCCTTGTACGAAAATGAAAAGATTATTTATATTATTACTATGTAGTAATATTGCCTTAGCTGACAGCACTAACAGCGGAGCCAACGATATACAGCAAACCAATACCAGTGGTACAAATACCAGCATCTCTGGAGGATACAGCCAGGAAACGACTACCACATATCAATCAGGATCTAGCTCTAATACAACCAGCACTACGAATAATACAACCAGCAATGCTGCATCACGTCAGCCAGTGAATACTTCCTCAGCACCATCAATGAGTGTTTATGGACAAGACAGTTGCGTCATACCTTTGGCAGCAGGCGTTACAGTGATTGGGTTTTCTGGTACATTCGGATCCTATTTTATTGACACCCAATGTACTGCCAGGAAAGACGCTGCTCTTTTGAATCGACTTAACATGAAGGTAGCTGCCCTTGCTCGTCTCTGTCAGGATCCAGAAATTTTCTACAGCATGGAGCAGGCAGGTTCAATATGCCCTGCTCAAGGTATGATTGGAGCCAAGGCAAAATTGTTTTGGGATACAAACCCTGAACTCCGACCTGACTATGATGCCTGGCTAAAAAGAAAAGCGATCATGGATAAGAAAGATGAAACCTTCAATGGTAAACCAATACCATCAGGAGCTATCAAACACAAAAGATGAGAAAAATTTTTTTTATAATTTTATTCCCAATGACTTTGTTAGCAGAGGAGCTGACTACAGGAAACCTTATTGTTAATGGCACGTTTGATGATGGGACCAATGGGTGGACCACATCAGGAGAGGCTGTAAGAATTAATGACTGTTGTCCAGGAGGACACGACCTTGAGTTTGGGGGATCAGGTGGAAGTATCGAGCAATCGTTTAATCTCATAAATAACTCTATAACTCAGACGATGTTGGATCAAAACCCTGTTACCCTCAACTCAAGTGTTGAAGTCCAGAATGGAGAGTGCGGAGTTGCACAGTGCTGGGGAGGTTCAGGACCAGCAGATCCTTTTACAATCAGGCTACAGATCAGAGATGAAAATAATAACGTGTTGGCAGTAACAACACAGGAGAGATTCAATGTTACAGGAATTAATGGCAAAGATTTTACAGACAGTGTTACGTACTCAGGCGTGGGTAGTAACATTGGAAATATTTTTATTAGTGGGAGTGATAGCAATAATCGCTATCTTGGTGGTCCTAATCTAGACAATATAGTAACTACGATGACCTACAACGATGAGGTTGAATTGTTGTCAGTTGCACAAACACAAGAACTCAACACAACCTTTGAGAATATTGAAGAGGTTATAGAGACCAGGATTGAGCAGGTTGAGTTTGAACCCATAGAAGAAATAATTTTTATTCCTTTCGAGGAACCAGAGATACTCATCGAAACATTCGAGGAGATATCTATACA